AATCATTAGAATCATTAGAATCATTAGAATAATTTGTTCTATATTCAAGATAAAGTTTATCAAGTTTATTTTTGTAACAATCAACATAATCTTTTATAGAAAATAATTTTTTATTTTCTAAAGAATTATTAATATCTGGTTGAACTAAAAAGTTGCTAATATACTTTTTATATAATTGTAAAAAAAATGGCACAGAAATGAATTGTAAAGTGGAATAATAATCAAAAATATTCATAATATAATTTAGATTAAATAATATATATTAATAAATGAAAATTATATTATGAAAATAGCGTATTTAATTCATCTTGTAATTCAACGACTTTGTAAAGAATAAAATTATCATTTTTATTATCAGGGTGAAGACATACTAAGTACATAGTTTCAATATTGATATTATATTTTTTTTGTAAAATATTTTTATAAGTATTAAGTTGTAGAGAATAATGCCAATAATTAGTATCAGGAATATGACCAATTTTTTCATTATTGGAGAATGTTAACCAAGATTTAGTTTTAACAATTTCTTTAGAACGTTTCCAATCATAAATATGAAATTTACCATTTTCATCTTTGAATATCATATCAATAGAACCAGAAAATTTAGAATCTTCGTCATAAATAGTCCATTCGGTTCTAAATGGTATTAAATTAGGAAATTTTGCAGAAAATTGTAGAAAATATTGAAATTCTTTATCAACAATAAATTGTTCTTTTTTACATTTGTCAAGACATTTAATATTATTATTGTAAAAATCAAGTAAATTACCTAAGTTAAATTCAGGATTAGAATTGTGAGGTTCAATAAATTGTCCTAAGTTCATAAAACATTCAATTAAATAATGAAGTTGTGTTCCCATATTAGCAGCTTGATTTCTATTTACCTCCCATCCATTTTTAATTTCAAGTGGTGTCAAACCAAAATATTTATGCCCAAGTTTCCAATTTTTAGATTTCATCATATTTTGAATAATTTTATCAGCATCAAATTTGTCAAAAAGAGTATGTATGAATGTGGTAACAGATGTATACTTAGATTTTTTGTCATTTAAAATAGTATATGTATGTGTGGGTTCATAAAAATTAATATTAGAATCTCTTTTATGTTTATTAACATTTTTCAAATAATCAATATTATATGTATTATTAGTCATAATAGATATATTATATAAGGTTAAATCTCTAAACATTATAAAAAAATAATATTATGAAATACGTTTAATGTAAGCAATAGAATAATTATCTGCAACAAAAAATGGAACAATTTTGTTCTCATCACTACTATTAAAATATTGAAATGTTAAAGAAAATAATCTGGGAAAAGAGAAAGATAATTGTTCGTTAGTATTAATAATAGAATTATAACCAGGAAATCCACTAGCACCAGTAGGGATACCAGTGCCAGAAGAAGAAACATTAATAGAAACATTATTAGTTTTAAATGCATCTCCAACATTAAAACCATTATAATTAGTAGTTCCAATAGTAGTTGAAGGAATAAATGTATAATTATTGCCAGTAATAAGTGTTAAAGGTGTAGAAGCACTATTTAATGCGGTTCCGCCTGGTGTAGTACTAAATAAATAATAAGGTGCGACAGAAGCATTATCATTTTCTCTAACATAATAAGTAATATTAGTAATAGGTTCATAAATAGTTTGTGCGGACAAATCGGGTGTAATACCCCCACTTCCATCACAAATAACCCAATTATTAGGAATATTAGTAGATAGTCCATTATATAAAATAATACCTCCAATAGGAACAATACCTTTGCCATTAAGTGTATCGCAATTAACATTCCCAGTAACATCTAATGTATTATTAACACTGAGGTCTAGTAAAGTAGCGTGTGTAGAAGAAATATCAGTAGAAACATTAAGAATCCCAGTAACATTAGAATAAGTAGAATTAATTGTAGTAGAATTAATAGTTCCAGTAACATCAAAAACGCCATTAAGACTGGAATCGCCAAATTGACAATTGCCAGCAGAAGTATCTAAAATACCTGAAGTTTTAATACTAATATTATTAGAATCTAAATTAGTAATATCAGAATTGATAATAGTAGCAGTAGTAATATCAATACTACTTACATCAATATCATCAATACTGGCATATATAGCAGTAATATTTGAGTTAATTTCAAAGTTCTCAGCAATAATAGAACCAGAAATGTTCATATTACCATTAGTAATATTAAGTGTTCCGTCAGAAATATTCAAAGCATTATTAATAATGTTCATAGGGCGATAAACATTAAAATGGAATGAATTAGAAGTAGAACTAATATCAATATTAGTATCATTAAAAGTAATAGAATTAGAAGAAACTTCAATAGCTAACATATTAGAAATATCAAAACTATTATTTAATTTCATAGTATTGGCACTAATATCATTAATATTTAAATCAGTTGAAATAGAAACACTAGAAAGGTCAATAATATCATCAACAATAAGTTTTTTAGCATATATAAAATTGCCACAATTAATGTCCCCGGAAATAGTAGCAGAACTAGAAGAAATATTTTGTAAACAATTAATATTATTCATTTTAACATTACCAGAAACATCAAAAAGGGTGCTATTGGAGTCAATAAGATTATTTCCAGTAATTTTAACAACCCCACTAGTATCAATAATAAGATTAGCAGACAAATCATAAACATTAATATCATTAGGATTACTTTTCCCAATATATAATGAATCAGTAGTCATAATAAAAGATTTATTATTAGCATCAACATTATCACATAGACTCCCAATTAATAATTGTGAATTATTAGTATTATTTTCGCTAGAAATAAGAAGTTGATTTTTACTTTTACCATCATTAAAACGATTAAGACTATTTGGTGGGTCACTACCGATATCTTTAGATCTAATTTGAACTAATTGGTCATAATTATTATTAATATCGCCAAATGAGAATCCAACAAAACCCGAAGGGTCAATAATGCCACTATTATCCAAAGTATAATTATATATGTTAAAAGAATTATTGAATGAATTATCAGTTGTAGATGTATAACGAGAACTTTTAACATATGGTGCAGTAAAGTTATCAACAACAAAATCGCCAGAAATATTCAATGATGACCCAGATAAAAATGAACAATTTTTATTAGTAATATTAAAATTACAAATATCTTTAAAAATGTGTGTTCCAGAATTAAAATTAACACTGCTTTCAAAGTTAGCAATATTGGAAACATCTAGAAAATTCAAATTACACGAAGAATCAAATCGTGTATCACCAGCAACATCTAAAACAAAAACCCGTAAATCTTCAGCAATATCTTTGCCAATAAGAAGATGTCCATCAATTCTGGCGTCAGTTTTCCCTGCGAGTGACCTATCAGTATGATATAGGTCTAATGAATAATTAAATTGTGGAGTGTCATAATTTTCAGCACCGAAAACATTAATACCTTTTTGAAAATTAGGTTTTGCATTATAAGTGACATTAGAAGATTGAGAAAAAATAACATTACAATTATTATTTCCATCACCAGCAGTAAAACCATCAACAAATAATGTTCTATCTTTAAAATAAAATTTAGTAGTGTCAGTTTGGTCATAAAATGAAGAAGAAGTGCTTGCGTTACCAGCAAACAATAATCCATCAAAATTAACACTATCTTTAAATCTACTTTGTGCGCTAACATCAAATGAATATTCAGGTTGCGTGTTCAAGAATCCAATACGTCCTAAGTTAGAATAGGTGACAACAGGAACGTATTTAGTATCTTTACTAAAACCCAAATAAGTTTTTTCTTCAAAATTGTTTGAAATATCTAAACTATTAACAAAATTAGTATCATATCTAGAATTATAACGCATAAAGAATGTGCTAGCAACATCATCAACAACATTTTCAGAAGAGTCTCTGGTTAATAATATTTCGCTATGATTAGTGCGTCCACATTTTAAATGTAAAGAAACATTATTATTGGGTTTTCTAACATCAATAGTATATTGAGGTGAACTAGTGCCAAAGCCATATTGAATAAAATTATGATTGGATTGACCAAAAACAAAAGAAAAACTGGTATCAGCGTATGCATATGCTCCAATAGCAGTGCTATAATTGCATCCATCATTAATATCACTATATGAACCATATGTAGTATTGTAGTCTCCTTGTAATTTAGTTCCAGAATATGAGCCAACAACAGTATTAAGTTTACCAAGATTTTGTGCAATATTATTATGAACTAATGTTCCAGTTCCAATAGAAACATTATGAGATCCAACATTATTAATATTAGATTGAAAACCAAGAGCAACATTACCAGAACCATTATTTTCCAATAATGCGCTAGAACCAAATGAAACATTTTGGTCACCAGTAGATATTAATTGTGTTTCAAACCCAACCCCAGTATTATAATGACCTAATACTCTTTGTCCCGGGTCTCGGTAAGAACCAACAAAAGTATTAGAATCAAAAATAGTATTAGAATTAGTAATAATATTACTCTTTAAACATTGATAGCCAATAGCAACAGAATAATTAGATTTACTATTTAACAAATTATAATGACCATAAGCGGTAGAGAATTGCCCTATTAAATTTAATCCAGTTTCTCTTCCAATGAGTGAATTATTACTGCCAACAATATTTTGTCCGGAATAATTACCAATAGTAATATTATTAGAATTGCCTGGTTTGGCCGAATTAGCAGAAGAACCAATGGAAAGATTATTTGAACCAGTTAAAATATTTTTAAGTGAATCGTTACCAATAGAAATATTGTAATCGCCGCTTGTAAGTTTAGAAAGTGATGAATTGCCAATGGAAACGTTATGATTAGAAATAGTAGAACTATTTAAATTATTATTACCAACAGCAATATTAGAATTGCCAGTAGTAAGTTTTTTAAGACTTTGATGTCCTAATGCAATATTATTAGAAGTATTAAATAATGGGTCAGAAAATACATATGCACCAATACCAATATTATTTGTTCCTAAATTATAAGGGTCAGGATTAGAACTATTAGAAATATAAATATTAACTTTATTGGTGGAAGATTGTAAATTAAGTTTTCCTTTAACATCAAGAAATTGACCAGGTGTAATGGTATTAATACCTACAAATCCATTTTGATTAATAATAACTTTAGTATTATCGTTTTTATAAGTTTCATTAATGTCAATATTATCATAATTAATATTTTCATCAAAAGTATCAAAAACAATAGTAGGAGCCATTAATCTAATTCGGTCACCTCTTTTATTATTAAGATTGAAACTGGAATCAATGTAAGGATTGGGAACATTAGGATTAACATCTTTTGCTTTAAATAATAATAGTTCTGAATCGCCAGTAGTTTTATTGTAATATCTCTCTTCCATAATAGAATTCGGAATTTTGTCTGAATAATCAGATAATGAAATATCACTATGTCCTAAACCTTTAAACCAAATAGCGTTTGGTTGATTTTCACCAAGTCGTGTATTACCAATTTGTACAACATTTTGTTCTATTTCAAAAATAGATTTTCCTGAAATATTAGGTTGTCCAACAATAAGTCTGGAAATATTATCTGTGCCACCATATTGTTTAAAAGACATTTATACTATTAATATATGTTAATAGTATAAAAAAAAAAAGTATTGTAACCCAAAAATATTTATAAAATTGTTAAAACTTAAAATAGAAGTAAATATTATAATTTGATTATTTAAGATTATGACATATTTAATAGGTGCATCATTAAGATTACGTTTTATTAATAACGCTAACAATAAACAAAATATAATTAAAAATGATTGCATAAAAATGGGAATAGAAAAAAATGTAACATTTAATTATGATTTAAATGATGATAATTATGACAATGATTATAAAGGAAGAAATACAAAACAACAAGTAAAATATATTTTATTTATTGAAGCCCGTTTTAATCAAACACCTTTAGATATAGAGAAATGTTCAAATTTTATTAAATATATTCAAAAACAACGTATAACAATAGAACATATTTGTAATGAATTAAATAACAAAATTATATATACATCAAATAACAATGATAAACAACTACATAAAGAAGAAAGTAAAGAATTAAAAAAAAATAGAAGACATAGAGCATTAACAGAAACAGATTTTAAAATACTTGAAAATATAAAAAAATTCTGGGAAAAAAATAATTTTAATAAAGAAAAAACAAATAAACTAGAAAATGTAGAAAAAGAAAAATCAACACAAAAATCTGTAATGAATTATGAAGAATATTTAAATATGATAAAATAAATAATAAAATAAATAATAAAATAAATAAGTTTTTTTTATTTTATTATAAAAAAATTATTTATTTATTCTTAATTTTTTTTGTATGTTTTTTCTTTTTATATTTATTACTTCTTTTAATTCCTCTTTTTTTTGTTTTAGATAAATTTAAAATTTCATTGGTTTTATTTTTTAATATATTAGAAAGGTCATTTAACTTAAAATCTCTAATTTTATAATCTTTGTTTTGATTCAAAATATTTATTTTCCCTTGAAAACGTTTTCCATTATCTGAAAATATTTTCCATTTATTATTATCAACAAGTTTTCCGTTCACAATTTTAGTAGATTGACCTTGAAATTGAAAAAAATTATTAGGATTATACATATATATATTTAATAAATATTAATAAATATAAATAAATTTAATTTAATAGTAAAAGTTCAAATAAATTATTGCGAAAAGGAGAATTAGATTGAATAAGTTTATCAATAGAACCACCAGTTAATTTAGTAATTTGTTCTCTATAATTTTCTTGAAATGTACTATTATTTTTTAATAACTCTAAATTTTCATTTTGCCAAATACAGAATTGAGACATAATTTTTTTATGAATAATTTTAAGTTTCATAGCAACTAATGAAGAAGAAATAATAAACCAACATTTATTGTTGAATTCATTATTAGATTTTTCTTTTTCAACTTCTTTTTCAGCTTCTTCTTTACAAATAAAATTAGGATTTTCGTCATAAGCATAAAATATTTTGCCACGTTTATCTTCAAACGAGCGCAAAGGCGTTTGATTAATATTTTCAGGATTAATATATTTATTTAATATCATCATAAAACCATCTTGATATGTTTTGGTTTCAAATATAAAATTCAAGTCATCTTTATTAATATCAAGATTATTCAAATAATCAGTAAGTGAAATAGAAACATCAGTTTTATTTTCAATTAGTGTTTCAATACCTAATATATTAGGAGAAGAAGAATTATATTTTATAATTTTTGAACTTTTAGATGTATTGCAAGAAGACTTATTAATAGAATTATTAATAATATCTAATTTAGTTAACATTTCTGCAAACATACTTTTAATTTCAGAAACTTCTTCTACTAATTTTAAAACAACTTCGTTATTATTCATATTCATAAATATAATTTAAAATATATTTATAAAAGTAACAAAATAAAAAATCAATTTTAATATTTAAAGGCTCTTAATCACATAACGCAATAATTAGTGTGACTAATTTATATATCTAAAAAACATTCGCGTGTAATATATAGCGAATTAAAATACATTATTTTTGATGAAAAATATGTTTAAATTCATTACTAATATCAATAAATATATTACACAGACAAGCAATAAATAAAATGTTATATATCATTAATAATAAATTAATGTTATATATCTAAATAAATTACATTTTTAGCATTTCTTTAATAGCGTTAATATCAGTTGCCATATTTTCTATTTTATTTTCCAAATTATTAATTTTTTTATCTTTTTCAACATTATCTTCTTTTAATTCATCGTTTTCTTTCTTCAATGATTTAACTGATTCAATTAAATAACCTATAAACGTGTTGTAATTTGCTGTCCATTTGTCATCATTTTTTGTATCGATTGCCTCTGGAATTATTTTATAAACTTCTTGTGCAATAATACCCGCATGTTTTTGTTTGTTTTCATCTTCATCTTCTATAAAGTTAAAGTTAACCCCTTGTATTTGACATATTTTTTCCAATGGATTTTCCAATGGGCATATATTTTCCTTATAACGCATATCAGAAGTCGCATTGAAAGTTGTAGAATCAGTTTGACCTACAACAACTAATTTATTTCCAGGATTCGTAGTCCCAATCCCGAAGTTGCCGTTAGATAAAAGTATCATTTTGTCATAGTTGTTATTTCTAAATTTAATGGTTTGGCCCGACGATGCATTTAATATAGTTGAGCCAGCTGAATTTTGCATCATAGCATAATTACCTGCGGAAGCACGATCAATATGTGAGAAAGATCCCCAGTCACTATAACTTGCATAACCGATAGCCGTTCTACCAAAATAAGAAGTAGTATCAGTATTATGACCACCTCTAATAGAACCATCAACCTCTAATTTAGCACTTGGAGTCTTTCCAATACCGACATTGCCACCTTGAGTCCCAGCACATATTATAATATCTTCCCCAGAATAATGATTTATATAGAAAGCGTTATTCTGATCGTTTCCCGAATAATAATCCATATGATGTACGTTGCTGCTGCTACTAGTGCCAAATCTAATAGACCGGCCAGCATCATCATTAATCTCTAATCTTGCTGATGGAGCATTGCTCTCTCCAATATTTACTCCACCCCCCCCATTAAAATAACAACTGGTACTCGTTTGGGTAAATGCCGCCCCACCACTACTAGCAGCAGCAGCAGCAGCATTAATTTGTGTTTGAATAGAACTGGTGACCCCGTCTAAATAACCTAATTCTGCCTGACTAATAGTCTTTGAACTGGTAATCAAGGCGCCCGTTAATTTAATATTACCATCGACATCCAACTTATAAGATGGACTCGTCGTTCCAATACCGACATTACCAGATGGAGAAATTTTCATTCTTTCAATAGCATTTGTATAACCATTAGCAGAATCATTAGTTTTAAATATAATTCCTCCTCCCGCGCCAGAACTAACAGAGTTCGCTAATGTTAATGCGTTTGCATTATGTCCTTTTTCTGTATTATTAGCACCATAATAATCAGCACCAATCATACTCCAATCGTTGCCACCATCTTGTCTAAATAAAATTTTTGGAACATCTCCGTCATTATTATTATCAGTATCAGCTTCTAATATTAATTCACAATCACCAGAACTGCCAGATGATATATGTAATTTACCAGTTGGACTAGTAGTTCCAAAACCGACATTGCCCACAACGTTAAGTCCACCACCAAGGGAGCCAATATCAAGACGACCATTACTATCGAGTGTCATACCGATATTAGGATCACTTCCCCCCCCGCCATCGCCTCCGAATGCCAATACATTACCATTATTAGTGTTGTTACCGAGGAGTCCGATATAAAAGTTTCTATATGTGTTAGTTCTTGAAAATTGTATTGATTTATCAAAATGTGTATAAGTAGAAGTAGTAGAGTTTGGTATATAATATATAGTAGAATCCACAGGAGAATCATTAAGATGTAATTTAGCAGTGGGACTAGTAGTCCCAATACCGACATTGCCAGTATCAGCTTTAATTCTGACCCTTTCCGAATTTCCATTTGCATAAAATCTTAAATCCGCAGCATTATTACCTGAACTATTATAATTAATCCACATACCATCAGTTCGAGTAGTGTTACGAATCACCCGACAATTGTAATACAAATCAGCATCACCCCCATTATTATTATTTTCAACAAGTGTAACCCCGTCCATTTTTAACACACCATTCCCTGATATATTAATATCACCATTAACATCTAATTTAGATTGTGGATTAGTTGTTCCAATACCGAAATTACCACTCGCTAGCATTATCATTTTGTCGACGTTGTTAATTTTGAAGTTAATAGACTTATTACTGCTTGCATTTATTAATGTTTGTCCGGTACTATTTTGCATCATAGCATAATTACCTTCGGTAGCACGACCAAGATGTGAGAAAGATGCCCAGCCATTATAATTACCTGCATAACCGATAGCAGCTAGACCGAAATAAGAAGTAGTATTTGTATTATGACCACCTCTAATAGAACCATTAACATCTAATTTAGAATTGGGAACACTAGTTCCAATACCAACGTTACCGCCAAGGTCAATATGCATACTTGGTGTGGTAGAAGCATTAGTGAAAAAATCAAACCCGACATTACTACCATATCTAATTCTTCCATCAAAATCAGCACCAGACCCAGCAATATTATCAGTGAAATCGATCCATCCACCATTATTATTACTAGAAATAATTTGCATATTACCATATGTAGAAGAGATTGCACCCAAGTAAACACCAGGAGGGCTATTTAGTGAATTAAAATTACCACCGGTAAATTGACCTGAACCAGTAGAATATATATTACCTCTAACATCTAATTTTTGAGTTGGATTATCTGTGCCAATACCAAGATTACCGGCAGCAGTAAGTGTCATTCTCCCGATTGAATTACTCCTGAAATGTAAATTACCGATTTTATAGTCAAGATAATTGTTTGTAGTTGTGGAGTGTGCTCTTAAGAAATTAGTTGTTCCAGAAATAGTTCCATCACCGCCAGTCATAACATAAAGACTTGGATTAGTACTAGCACTATGAATAATGATATTCCCATCTTTAACGTATAATTTTTCAATAGGATTATTTGTTCCAATACCGACATTACCATTTTCCCCAATTGTGAACCTATCATTTAAATTTTCGTAATCAGTCTCTATATTACCACCAGAAATTACAAAATTACATTTATTACTCGTATTAAAATCTGAATTATATCGCCTCCCAATTCTCCAACTATAAGACGTACCAGAATTTTGAAACAAAATAGAATTATTGTTATCTTGGTTATTATTAGTCGTTTGCAAAAGAAAATTTTGCTGTGCTCCGTAGATATGTAATAATTGAGACGGACTTGTTGTTCCAATGCCAAGTTTATCAGTTATAGTAAGTTGTTTAGCACTAAAATTATACCATGGTGTAGAATCATCAACGCAAATAGTAAGATTTTTAACAAGTACATAATCACCTGAACTACCATTGGAAGAAATTTTAATTTTAATATTATGTAAATTTTCAATTAAATAAGGTGTAATATCGCAAACAATAGGAACAAAACCAACACTTGTGCTTTGTGTAGAATTATATACTTTATATATTTCAGCAATTTGAACATCAGCACTATCTAATAAGTGAATTGAAAAATATTCATTATTTCCATCTTGCGAATAAAATTGTGCATTAAGTTTAACCAAAATACGTTGTGAAGTATAACCAAGAATATTATTACTAGCAGCATTAGCAGTATAAGTACCATTTTCTTTAAAATGAGTATAACCTCTAATACTGATTGATGGAGAAGTAATAGATACATCATTATTAGTTAATTTAACATAATCACTATTTTCAATAGTGGCAGCACCAGGACCACTCTTAATAAAACCAGAAAGTGAATTTAAAGGATAATAATGTAAAATACGTCCGGAATGAAAACCTTCACTTCCAGTATGTGAAATACCTTTAATATCAAGTTCATAAGTAGGAGTAATAGATACATCATTATTAATACCAATTTTTCCAGAAACTTTTAAATTTGAATTATCAAGTTCCATACCAAGTGTTCCATTATTAGTAGCAACATTATTGGTAGTAGAAGGATTATAATAAAAAGTATGTTTTTGTGCTGATGAATATTTAACAGTAACTGAACCAATACCAAACCCGTATTGTCCATTCCCCCATAATTGTATTTTATTAGGTCCAGAAGTGCTTAAATCATTATTAAACTTAATTAACCCATTATTAGGCATATTTAAATCTAAATGATGTGTAATTTCGCCACTGGTAGCATTATAACGTAAAAATGTATCTTGTGTGTCAGTATTACGAATAGGTTTAACATAAAATCCTGAAGTTCCTGATGAATTTAAACCCGTATTATTTGCATTTAGTATAATAGTATTTGCGTGTTGATCCACTTCACCCGCTCTATTACCTATTGCAATGGAAGTAGTGCCTTGGTTTTCATAACCTGCGTAAAATCCCACAGCAATGGAATTTTGTCCTTGGTTTTCATAACCTGCACGAAGACCTATTGCAAGGGAATTACTTTGTTGGCCAGACATAGCGACCTCATAACCGATTGCAACGGATGAAAAATGTTGATTGATTTTGCCAGCACTTAAACCCATAGCAATGGTTCTCCGTTGTTGATTGGTTTGGCCGGCGTCAACTCCAATAGCAATTGCATCCCCTTGGTCGCCGAAAGTTCCTTGTACGCCTTGCTTAATGTACCCTGCCCGAAAACCAATTGCAATGGAAGTCTGACCTTGGTCCTCGAATCCGGATTGCAAACCCATAGCAATAGAATTAGCACCTTGATTTGTTTTACCAGCATTTCTACCAAACGAAATAGCACTAGTACCTTGATTGTGTTGTCCGTTATTAGCACTATCTAAATAATTACCAATAGAAATAGTATCTGCCCCTTGACTTGTTTTACCAGCTTCACGTCCAATAGCAACAGCATTAGTGTTTTGAGAAGTATAACCAGTTTGATAACCTAAAGCAATAGAAGAACCATATTGATTAAATTTACCAGCTTCAGCACCAATAGCAATAGCATATGAACTTTGTCCCGTAAAAGCAGCTTGAGTGCCTAAACCAATAGAATATGAATTTTGGTTAGTTTGACCTGATAAATATCCAATAGCAATAGAAGCTGTTTGTTGATTTTGTTTACCAGCATCTCTACCAATAGCAATGGAACTTTGTTTTTGTAAAGAATTACCAGCATTAGCACCAATAGCAATAGCATATTCCGTTTGTTGTTCTTGACCAGAAGCATTACCAATAGCAATAGAATAACCAGTAGTTCCTCCTTGAGATGTTAAACCCGCTTGATTACCAATAGCAACACTTTTAAGACCTTGACTACTTTTACCAGCTTTGTCGCCAATAGCAATAGAATAACCAGTAGTTCCTCCTTGAGTATCAAAACCCGCTTCGTCGCCAATAGCAATAGAATGTGTGCTTTGTGAAGTTTTACCAGAATTAGAACCAATCGCAACAGAACGAACACCTTGTTCCGCATTAGCAGCTTGTTCGCCAATAGCAACACTTCCATCAGATTGATTAGTACGACCAGTAAGATAACCAATAGCAACAGAATTAGTACCTTGTGTAGTTAAAGCACTTTGATGACCAATCGCAACTGAATAATCACCTTGGTCGGTTTCACCTGATTGATTACCAATAGCAATAGAATAACCAGTTGCTAAACCTTGATTAGTTGTACCCGAATTAGAACCAATAGCAATACAATAAGGCGCCTGACCTTTTGTGCTATCAGTAGCATTACCAATGCCAGAATTAGCGCCAATAGCAATAGAATTAGTAGATTGATTATATTTAGCAGTATTATTACCTATAGCAACAGAATTAATACCTTGTTCCGTATTAGCAGCTTGTTCGCCAATAGCAACACTTCCATCAGATTGATTAGAACGACCAGTAAAATAACCAATAGCAATAGATTTACTTCCTTGCAGTTCTTGTCCAGCGGCATCACCAATAGCAATAGAATATGTGCTTTGTGTATTTTCAGCACTATTAACTCCAAGAGCAATAGAATTTAAACCTTGACTTGTTTTACCGGCATCCGAACCAATAGCAATAGAATTAGTACCTTGAGTTGTTAAACCCGCTTGACGTCCAATAGCAATAGCTTGAGTCGCTTGCGTATCTTTACCAGCACTAGATCCAATAGCAACATTAAAATCACCTTGTGAAGTTTTACCAGCAGAAGAACCAATAGAAACAGCATTATCTCCCTGCGCAGTATAACCCGCATCTTTACCAATAGACACAGCTTGACTTGATTGATTTGTTTGTCCTGAAGCATCATCATAATAACCAATAGATACAGCATAATTACCTTGTGTATCGTGAGCGCTATAATAACCCAAACCAATACTACCAATACCTTGTTCCTTATTACCTACATAATTACCAATTGAAATGGAACGTTGTCCTTGTGTTCCAGTTCTATTAAGACCAGAAAAATTACCAATTGTAATAGTATCTTTAGGTTTAGTTGAACTATCAATATTAACATTATTACCAATTAAAATAGGTCTAAAACCTTCATTTAAATTATTAACATCTTTATATCCCCCCCCCGAAATATTTAAAGCATCATATAAAGTAAGAACTTTGCCAAGATTAAAATTACTATTAGATTCTAAATTACCATTAATATCAACATCGCCATTAAATATGGAGTTACCAGCCAAACTAAAATTACCTGCAACATCTAAATCACCAACAATATTAAATGAACCTTCAAGTGAACCACCAATTTTTTCAATAAATAAATTTTTAGCGTTTTCTTCACTTAAGTATTGGTCATCTTCTAAAACAAAACCAGCATCAGGAAAAGTGTTATTTAATACATTAACAAATTCTAAGGAAGAAAAAACAGAACTAATATCAGGGTCAAAAGTAACAGATTGATTACTATTACTACCATTTACTATTTGAAATTGTTTAGTAATAACTATTTCTTTGGGAAAAGCAAAACTCATAAGTTATTATTGTTATATATTAATATAAGAATATGAAAATATTAACTATAAAATAAAAAAGGATAAAAAGACATGAATGATATAAAAAAATTGAAAAAGAATATTTTATCTTAATAAAAGACACGTAAAAAATGACTTTTATTAAGAAACAACAAGTGCCAAATCATTATACTTATAATAAAGAATGTTTGAAATTAACAAAAAAAACGTTGGTGTGTTTAGATAAAATAGAAGAAGATACAAACTATTGTAGTGATTTAATAAAAAGTATAGTATTATGTAAAAAAAAATTTAAAAAAGAAAATTTAAAAAGCAAACAAATTACACTAATATATGAGTGAATAAAAATTATTTACATAGTTTTTTTATCTTGTTCTAATTTAAAAATACGTGTTGTTAAATTTCTGACAAGTTCTTCAAGTATGGAAATTCTATTATCTTGTTCTTTAATATTTTTTTTAGCATTAGTAAGTTTTTCATCTAACTCTTGAACAGCAGAAGTAGTAATAGTATTAACTATTTCAGGTTTGAAAACGTGAAAATCAGTTATATGTTCGCCATAAACAAAAACATCATTATCTTCAAACAGAATACTAGTATTTTCAATTTCAAATGTAGTTTCATCAATAATTTTGGTGCACTTAACAGTATCTTTGTTACCTAATTTATTATAAATATCAATAACAGGCATTTCATTATTAAAACATGAAGTAATTTTATCTTTTAGATAAATAATTTTATGTGTATCATCAAAATGTGCGTACTCATAAATATTAGGTACAACTGAAGAAACAATGGAAGATGCTTCCGGAATAATTTTTTTTACGTCTTGTGCAATAAAACCAAACATTTTATCATTACCCTGATTCCAATTATCAATATAATTAAATGAAACAGGTTTAATTTTTCTTAATAATTTAATAGAATTGTTAGGAATTAGTTTTTCAATATTATTTTTAATTCTGATATCAGAATGAACACCGATAGTAGAACCATAAATAGCATTACCTGCAAAAACAGAAATACCAAATGTGGTTGATTTGAGTGAAATAGAAGAATCGCCCTGACTGAATGCAGTCAAACCAGGGTTACTTTGCGGTCCATCTCCAATAATGTGTAATGGATATAGAGGGTTAGTTGTTCCAATACCAATAAAACCAGATGATTTAATATTAATACCCTTATTTTTATTATTTGAAAAATGTCCAAGATAAATAGAACCATCAGTACTATCTGAACCTTGTGTATAGTCAATAACAGAAGATCTATTATCTGATTTTTCTTGACCTAATAACAATTCGGTTTTATTATTATCACCATAAATGTGTAAATTACTGGAAGGGTCAGTTAGACCTAACCCAACATCCCCCCCTTTATTAAAACTAATAGCAGAACTATTTGTATCACCACTATGTTTTAAAATTAAATTAGAAATAGAACCAGAATTAGAAGGTAAATAATCAATGAAAACTGATTTATCATTTTGTATATTTTCTCCTAATATTAAAGATGTTTTGTTTGTATTACCGAAAATATGTAATCTAGACAACGGATTATTAGTGCCAATGCCAATATCCCCACTTAATGTTGAAATAGTTAATGGAGAATATGTTAACGAATTATTAGACACTCTTAAGTCATTATTAGTATTAAATATATCAAAATACCACAATTTATTATTATTATTATCTTTTAGAGAAAAATTTCCAAATGATATAAGATTTCCTGAATGATCAATTTTAATTCCATTAGACGACGAAGAATGAGGACAAATAGATAAAGCATTTGAAGTAGAATCTATACCATTTGCGGAAAAGACTATAGAATTTTCACTATTATCAATAATTTTATTTAATGAATCATTAATTGTATTATTACTAAATGTTAAACTATAATTACTATTTTGTGTTTTTAATGTTTGTGAATTATTATTAGATTTATGAATATGTAATGGACATAACGGGTTTGAAGTGCCTAATCCAAAAAATCCACTATTATCTAATATAGCATCTAATTTATTAGTAGATAAATCGGTATTATTAGTGCTAAATGTAATAGTTTTATCACTTTGAACATGTAATGATGAATTAGTATTCACAAATGATGCATTATTGGATTGGTCATAATAATTATTAAAAATAATTCTAACATTACTAACATCAGTAACATCAGTGCTATAATTAATTCCATAATTAGTGCTAAGAATATGTAAGAAATTATGCCTTGTCAATAATTGGTCATCTTTAACATCAAATGAAAGACCAAAAACAGATTGTAATTCACTTGTAAAATCTTTAAAATCATATGAATTTAAATTAACTACTTTAGTTCTAACGCTGTTAGTCAAAATATTTGATGGTGTGCCATTTGGTTCAAAAGTAAGTGAATTATTTGAAGTGTCTTTTAAAGTAAAAGGTTCATAAATTTGTATATATCTTGGAAAACGTTCAGTCATAATATACTATAATAATATTCTAATAATATTATAAAAATGTACTAATAATTTATTTGTAAAATAATTAGTACAATTTTGCTAAAAATCAAAAAAGAAGATAATAACATATATTATTAAAGTAATAATTTGTTATGGTAGATATTTCAGAAAATGATATTTTAAATAGCAATGTCTATATAAGTACATTAAATCCAGAAAAAAATAGAAGTTTGCCAGCAATAAGTTATATAAAGGACATATGTAATAACTCAATTACAGATGTGAGTTTAACATCAATAAATGAATTAAATAAATTAGGTACAAATTTAATATTATCAAGAAAAGGTAGAAATAAAGAAAAAGGATACAATGTATATTTAAAAGCAAAAGATAATGATATAATTTTGCAAGGTTTACCCAATAGCATATTTGCAGTTCCAGAAGATGAAACAACATTAAAAATAAAAAAGGGAGAACGTCTTTATTTAAGATATATTAGTACTGAAGGAAAATTAGATTTTGTTCCAACAGGTCAATTAAACAATATTGCACGAGTAACGGAAGGAGATTATTTTATAAATGATTTTACAAATAAATTAGAAAAAGAATTAGGTACAACAATTAATTTTGATGGAAATAGTTTAGTATTTCCAAATATAAATCGTAATACATTAGTAGGTATTCATACTGATGATAGAGTTACAAGTAGTATTTTAGATGTATCTATGATAAAACTTACAAATACACAAAATACGATACCTTTAGTTAATTATAATAATTTATCAAACTTAGTATTGACTCCTATTTATTTACCTAGAAATACAGATGTTTTTATTAGTTCAAATAATAAAATCGCGTTTAATTCAAATATAGGAAGAGAATTTACAGAATTTAATGTTTATTCAGTAATAAATAATAAAAAAAATTCTTTTCAAGGAAAATATGTGTTAACAACACAAAATGGTTATTATTTTGCTATTGAAAATAAAGGAAAAGAAGATAAAATAGATTATAAATCAGGAATAAATAGTTTACAAGAAAAAAGAACAATTGTAGACGCGAGTAATGTTATTCAAGAATATTTATTTATTGCTGGAACAATAGAATTGTATGTGAATGATGATTTTGGAAATATAAATTGGTTGGCATTTAGACAAGGTTCAACAAATATTATTAAATCAGAAAATGCATTAAAATATGGAAGTATTGACAACTTAAGAATAAATAATGAGGTTCAAGAAACAAGTATTCAAACAAGTAATATTTTTACTATTAATGAATTGATAAATTTTGATGCATCATTTTCATTAGTAACAGCGTTAACAAATGTACAAAAACAATCATTTTTGTTTAATATAGTGGATTTATCAAATAATAAAAGTAAATTACAAATACAAAATGGTGTACAAAATATTAGCGATAATTTATTTGAAAATCAAAATATTAGTATTGTACAATTGCCAGATTCAATAGTAAGTTTAAAAAATACATTTAATAATAATCCAATAGAAAAGGCATTATTACCAACAAGTATTTCATATGGTATAAGTGATATTAGTTCAGTTTTTGCAACTAATGTAACTGATTTATCTTTAATTATTTATAATGTTGATGAAAAAAAATATTATACATCATCAAATAGTCAAAATAGTATAAAAACTGATTTATCATCATTAAATACAAGTGGATTTAATTTAACACATAGTTCTGATTTAACAGAATTTGATATTATAAAATCAAAAATAGTATCTTTGAATTCTTATACAACAAGCGAATTACAACAAATAGGTATTGATATTAGTTATACAATATCAAATAGTAAAGATTTAAGTTTTAATTTAAATAGCAATAATACATCTTTTACAATTGAATCAAATGAATTTACAAATATAGATTTATCAAGTATATTTTTACCTTTACAAACAAGCAAAATTGGACAAAACGGATTTTCAAATAATAATTTAAAAACAATAGATTTATCAGGATTAACAAGTTTAACAGATATTTCAGAAAATGCGTTTGATAATAATAGTATAACAAGTGTTGACTTTACAAATGTAATAAATTTACAAAAAATACATAACAATGCTTTCAATAGAAATAGAATATCAAGTGTAAATTTATCACAATCATCAAATTTAACAGAAATAAATGATTATGCTTTTTTTGGTTCTCCAATAACAAGTTTAATATTACCAAATAGTTTAACAAAAATAGGAAAATATGCATTCGGATTTAATAAATTAACAAATTTAACATTAACAGGAAATATAGTTACAATAGATGAAGGCGCATTTTCTTTTGGAACAATAGAAAAATTAGATATTTCTGGTTTATCTTCGTTAACAACAATAGGTAAATATAGTTTTGTGAATAACGATATTTCTGTAAATATACATTTACCTGCAAATTTACAAACAATAGGTATTCATGCTTTTTCAAAAAATAATATTTCTGAAATAATTTACAATAATGAATTAAGTCAAATTGGTTATGGAAGTTTTCAAGAAAATAGATTAAATAATATTAATTTAAATTCAACTAAAATATCAATAATATCACAATATGCTTATTATGATAATCCGTATGATAAAACAATGTATTTACCAACACATTCAAATTTTTCTAAAATAGAAAGGTCTGCATTTGAAAATAATTTTATTACTAACTCGCAAACTATAAATTCAAGTGTCACTGAAATAAATAAATTTGCTTTTTTAAACAATAAAATAACAAGTTTAAATTTAACTAACGCGGATGGTTTGCAAATTTTAGAAGAAGGAATATTTAAAAATAATGATATGAGTGGTTCAACATTGAAAATACCAAAAAATATAGCTATTATTGATATTGAATCATTTAAAAATGCAGGAATTACACAAGTTGATTTTGAATACTTTAAACCAATAGAAAATACATTTTTAAACCCATCATTGAGAAGGATAAATCGTAGCGCATTTCAAAATAATAATATTACAGGAATTTTAGATATTCATTCATATAATTTAGATATAATTGATACGTTAGCTTTTGATACAAATAATATTAGTCAAGTTAATTTTAATGTAAATAATTTTAGTTTTATAACTTATGATAGTGCTTATACAAATAATCCAATCATTATAATGAATTTTCCTATTATTTGGAGATTAAAAGATGTAGGGTTTAGTGCTCCATTTTTACAAAAAACATTATTATATTCTTACACAACATTAATTGATGAAAATGTTGGTGGTTATGACCCAGCAGATATTGACACAATTTTAGATGGAAGTGATAACATTTGGTTATATAGTATAAATAATGGCATTTTAAGTGTAAATGATTATACAACTTCTATAGAAGCAAATGTATTTCAAAATATGCCAGATATTTCAGGTTTGATTTTAAACAATGATTTAAAACAAATAAAATCGTTTGCGTTTAATGATTGTAGTTTAAATGGAAAAATAACATTACCAAGAGACATTACATCAATTGGTGAAAGTGCTTTTGAGAAGAATAATATTACAGAGTTAGATATGTCTGCTTCAACACAATTAATAACAATAGGAGCATCAGCATTTAATTTTAATAAAATGTCAACATTAAATTTTACAGGTTCAATGCCTATTTTAACAAATATTGGAAATAAAGCATTTGGAAATAACATACACTTAGAAATAATTAATTTTGGACAAATTACAAATAATACAAGAATGTTGGCAACTAATGATAATACAACAAGTGTATTTGCAAATACTCCAAATATAAAATCAGGAATATTTCCTTTTGAAAATGACCTAAGTATAAATCTTCCTTTAATTGGTTTTGATGTTCGTTTTGCTCAAGATAGATTACGTTTAACTATACAACAATTATTAAATTTTGGATTTACAAATGGAATAAATGCGATATTAGATAATAGTAATCAATTATGGTTATATAACATTGATAATTCGGGTGTAATGAATATTATACCTGGTGTAAGTAAAATAATGAATGAAATATTTAAAAATAATACAAATATAACAAAAATAATTATTCCAAATAGTGTACAAGAAATTGGAGATAATTTATTTTTAAATAATACAAATTTAAATGTTTTATATTTATCAAATGCATCAGGACTAAATATAATAGGAGAAAATGCTTTTAAAAATACTTCAATAAAAACACTAAATTTGAGTTCTTCTTTACCGAATTTAACAATAAAAAAAAATGCTTTTTCAGATAATACTGATTTATCATTTGTAGATTTTACAAATATGACAAATAGTACAAAATTAGAAGGTGTAAATAGTAATGAATTTCCTTTTTCTAATTGTAATAATTTAAAAAATGCAACAATCTATTCAAATGATATAAGTTTAAATCTTCCATTAATAGGATTTCCAATATCATTTACCCAAGAACGACTATTATATTCAATAACAAAGTTGAAAGAATATCAGTATACAGATGATCAAATAGATAGTATATTGGATAATAGTAATAATATTTGGTTATATTCAAAAGAAACTCAAACGATAAATAATATAAATAATGAAGTATTAACAATAATTGAAGGTGTAAAAAGTGTAGCAAATAACGTATTTGAAAACACTACAATTAATAAATTAATTTTACCATCAACAATAGAAACAATTGGAAACTCAAGTTTTAAAAATAATAATATGAAAAATTTAGATATGTCAACCGCAATAAATTTAAATTCTATAGGACAAGAAGCTTTTAATAATAATTTATTTGTAAATTTAGATTTTACAATACCAACACCAAATATATTAAATTTTGGCAATTTATCATTTGCAAATAATAGTCAATTAACAAGCGTAAATTTAGATGATTTAAGTGATAATGCTATACTAGATACTAATGGTACAACATCTGTATTTTATAACACACCAAATTTTAAAAATTTAACAATTAATGATAATACAAATTTAAAAGGAATTGGTTTTAGTGCTGATTTTTTACAAAAACAATTATTAAAAACAATAACAGAATTAGTTAATTATAATTATTTAATAGATGATATTGATACAAATTTGACAGATATTGATGATATATGGTTATATTCATTATATAATGGAAAATTAACAATTATAGATGGTGTAAAAAGAATAGAAGATAATGCATTTACGGGAAATACCAATATAAATCAAATAGTATTTCCAAGTAATAATACTTTAGAATATATTGGTTCTAATGCTTTTAGAAATTGTGATATAAATACATTATTAACAATTCCTTCAAGAGTTGAAATAATTGGTAATAGTGCATTTAAAAGTAATAGCATAACAAGTTTAACATTTACACATGGTAATTATTTAAAAAATATATTAGCAGAAGCATTTAATTTTAATAATTATGATAAATTAATTATGAGAAATTATGAATCATTAAAATTAATAGGTTATCGGTGTTTTGCAAATAATAGTGTTTTATCAACAATTGATTTTACAGGTTCAAGTAAAGATGTTAGATTTGAGAGTGAAGTATTTATAAATGACATTAATATTAATATTTTAATTATTCCATTCTATTGGAATCCAAATGAAATAGGTTTAACAGATACAGATTATGATAAAGTAATTAATATTTACGACGATTTTATTAATGATCCATTTGAAACAAGAGATACAGACGGCGATGGTGTTGGTGATAATAGTGATGTTTTTCCATATGATCCTACTGAAACAAAGGATACAGATTTAGATGGGGTTGGTGATAATAGTGATGTATTAATTTACAATCCAGTTGAAATTAATGATACAAATAATGATGGTATTGGAGATATAGTAACATCATATTTAGAATCAACATTAAATGAATTAAAAAATGAAATAACTTATTATCATAGAAAATTATTAAAATATAAAACTCCAATAACCAATGGAAGAATAAATGCACGAAATATACCTATAATTCCATTAATAGTATCAAGTGTACCCAACGAAATAATACCGGGCGTATCATCACCAATAGTTCAAAATGAATTAGTTGAAACACATTGTTCTGGAAAATTACAACCATTTAATGTTGAACATCATAATTCTTATAAAACTTATTTACAAAAGAGAAATAAAGATTATAGTCAACGTGAATTTAATTTTAAAAATAATACTTATAATAGTTCAAGTGTATTATTAAATGTTCCAACTCCTAATTGTTATTCAACACATAAACCAAATAATAAACAATTTGGAATCCAAGGAGCAGTTTCATCAAGTAATAAAATTTTGAAGGAAAAAAATAATAATTTGACACAAAATTCGATAGCAAGACCTCCAAAAAATAATAAAGATATTTATATTCGTGATAAATGTAGCAAAAAAATTATAAAAAATATTGGAAGAACAAAACGCATTTATTCTTGTTTATTTAATTATACTGAACAAAAAATTATTTTATCAAATGTAAATGTTTTGGAGTCATTACCAGTTAAAACCACAATAGGATATTTAAGTGTAACAAATAGCGCATATGATGAGTATAATACATTTACACTAACAGGTTCTGATGCAAGTTCATTTATTATAGAAAATAACAATATATTAAAAACAAATGAAATATTTGATTATGAAACAAAAAATATATATAATATTCTTGTTTCAACATCAGTTGGTTCAATAAGTGAACGTATTCAAATAAATGTTAATAATTATAATGAACCACCAACTGATATTAGTTTATCAAATACAAGTGTAAATGAAAATGTAGCAATAGGAAATTTAGTTGGAATATTTTCTACCGAAGATGTTGATTCAACACAATTTACGTATACAATAACTGGAAATGATTCACAATTTTTTAGAATTTTAAATAGTGATTTAATTACAAATAATATTTTAGATTATGAAGAAAAAAATATTTTTGAATTAACCATTACAGCAAATGATGGTAATAGTAATATTAGTAAAGATTTCAATATTACAATAAATAATGTAAATGAAACTCCATCAAATATTTTATTGTCAAATAATAATGTTAATGAAAATTCTGCTTTGGGAACAATAATAGGTAATTTAACTACAGCAGATCAAGATAGCTCAAATTTTACTTATACTTTAAGTGGTAATGATGCTAGTAATTTTACATTAGACGGAAATATTTTAAAAACGAATAATACTTTTAATTATGAAGCAAAGAATAATTATACAATAACAATAATAACAAATGATGGTTCACAAACACTTTCCAAAGAGTTTACTATAAATATAAATAATGTAAATGAAGCCCCAGCAGATATTGTGTTATCAAATACAAATATATTTGAAAATCAAACAATAGGAACGCAAATAGCAACTATTAATACTAGTGATGTAGATTCAAGTAATTTTACTTATAATTTGGGTGGAACAGATGCAAATTCATTTTTAATACAAAATAATATTTTAAAAACTAATGATAGTTTTAATTATGAAGCAAAGAATAATTATACAATAACAATAATAACAAATGATGGTTCACAAACACTTTCCAAAGAGTTTATTATAAATATAAATAATGTAAATGAAGCCCCAGCAGATATTGTGTTATCAAATACAAATATATTTGAAAATCAAACAATAGGAACACAAATAGCAACTATTAATACTATTGATGTAGATTCAAGTAATTTTACTTATAATTTGGGTGGAACAGATGCGAATTCTTTCAAAATAGAAAACGGACAATTAAAATCAAATGAAATATTTAATTATGAGAGTAAAAATAGTTATTCAATAGTAATAACTTCAAGTGATGGAAATTATCAAATTAGTAAAACATTTACAATAACAATAAATAATGTAAATGATCCACCGAGTGACATTAGTTTATCAAATGTAAATGTTAATGAAAATCAATCTGCAAATACATTAGTTGGAACACTATCAACAGATGATGTTGATAGCACAGCATTTACATATACATTAAGTGGAGTTAATGGCAATTCTTTTATAATTTTAAATAATAATGAACTAAGAACTAATGAAATTTTCAATAGAGAAGTAAAAAATAGTTATTTAATAACTATTTCTTCAACAGATGGTATTAATACTACAAGTAAAACATTTACAATAAATATTGCAGATGTAAATGAAACACCAACAAATATAATTTTGTCAAATACAAGCGTAGAAGAAAATATTTCTATTGGAACTGAAGTAGGTTTATTAGAAACAACTGATATTGATTCAACAAATTTTACTTATACATTGACTGGTAATTATAGTTCATATTTTACAATAGATGGAAATAAATTAAAAACAAATTATAGTTTTAATTATGAAAATCAAAATAGTTATTTAATTACAATAATAAGTTATGATGGTATAAACAATTTTAGTGAAAATTTTACTATTAATATTACAGATAAAAATGATATGCCTACAGATATATCACTTAATAGCACAAATATATTGGAAAATTTATTAATAGGTTCAAATATAGCACAAATATCTACTACAGATATAGAGTCAACAATTTTTACATATACATTAGGCGGAACAGATAGTAATTCATTTACAATTAGTGGAAATATATTAAAAGCAAATGAAATATTTGATTATGAAACAAAAAATAATTATTCAATAAGTATAATTTCAAATGATGGTACAAATTCAATTACAAGAAATTTTACAATTAATATAGTAAATATTGATGATATAAATAGTTTTAATTCATCGAATGGAACAATATATAAAAATTATTTTGTAAATAATTATAATAACTTATCAATTAATGATGCAATTGAAACACTAAGTATTAATGGACAAAATTATACAATGACAAATATGTCAAATAACATATCAATAAACTCAGGAAATGCTGATATAAGTAATGATAGAATTGTAATTGTTGGTAATGGGATACCTAATTATATACCTAAAATAATGGGTTTTGATGTAACCAATGGTTGGAATAATATTGCTGGTTCAAACACATTTATCGGTTTAAAATTCAGTGAAGAGAATAATGGTAGTAGTGGAAATAATAATCCAAATGGATTAAGTTTACAAAATGAAACATTTAATATACCTTTAAATCCTACTATAAATCCAAATGGTCCTCAAGATACTACATTAGGAACAGTTGGTGTAGCAATTAATGGAATTCCAATATATAATCCATTTGAAAATCAAAATCAAGAATCGGCATATGGTAGAATATTCTCAGGATGTTGCGGACATCCACAACAAGATGGCGTTTATCATTATCATAAATATCCAACATGTTTAAGATTATTTAATAATACTTGGCGTAGTGAAAAAGATAAATGCGATGATATAGATACATTAGTTAATAGAGGTCGTCATTCACGTTTAATAGGTTTTGCGTTAGATGGGTTTCCAATATATGGGCCAGTTGGTTTTATAAATGGCGAAAGTAAAATTATGCTTTCAAGTTATACAGGTTCTAATGATAGTGCTGGAAATCCAACATACGTAGAAAATAGTGGTGATTTAGATGAATGTAATGCTATAAATTCACCAACACCAGAATTTCCAAATGGTGTATATCATTATGTTATGACAATTGAATCAGTTAACAATGAAGGTAAACAAGTTCTTAGATATTTAAATCCATATTTTGGTTATGATATTAGAAATATATTGAATAAACATAATTTAATGCCTTCTTCATGGAATAATAATGATTCAAATTATTTTAATGGTTTACAAAATGGTTTTTCAATAACATATAATAGTAATACAATTAATATATTAGGAACAAATACAGGATCATATACAACATTTTATGATTTTATTGCAGGAATGAGAACAAATTTATCAAATAATGATTTGCATTACGTTTCAAGAGAATTTGAAACAATGAAAATAGCATATCCTTTTACTATAATTAAATATAGAGGAATAATTCCTACTTACATAACAAAAACATTAACATGTATAACTTCCCCTTCAAATACAAATATTGTTAGTAGTAATGGAAATAAATATGTATTTAATAATGAAAGCACATATGATTCTAATAAACAATATGGTTTATATAATGGAACATATATATTACAAAATGTGCCTATTAATCATCCAATAGCAATATTAAATGATGGTAAATCAAATAATATAACTTATTCAGTTACAAATAATAATCCAATTGTGATAAGAGTAAGTGGAGGTCAATTTAATCAACCATATTATAATTTTACAGATGAAAATGCAAATTCTATTGATATTTATAATGGAACATTTAAATTTATGCGTGGTAGAACATATAGATTTGCTGATTATGGTGTTAATAATAGTCACCCTTTTAGATTATACTATAGTGAAACCTATACAAGTTCTTTCAGTGGTGGTTCAAATGGAACTAATTATATTGATATAACAATACCCAGTAATCATGCACTAGGCGTAGGAGAAATATTTTATCAGTGTGCAATACATTCTGGTATGAAAGGGAATTTACTATTATTAAATCGTAATGTAAGTGAAAATAATGAAGCAAATGGAAATTATGATTTCTATTATGGAAACGTTCAAATAGCAGTAAATAGCAATTTTAATGAAGTATCAGCGTATTGTTATTATCATGGATATATGGGAGGAAATAAATTGCTCAAATATAGTAGTGAATGTAGTCCTTAAATAAGTTAATGTAAATAATATTAGTATAAAAATTTAAAATGATGTAAAATAAATTTTTATATAAATCCTAATTTTTCATATATCCATATACAAAATAGTCATGTTAAAAATATAATAATTATTGCTGTAAAAGTAAAAAATATAAATTCATACCATTTACACATTTGAAGATTTAAGATTTAAAATGTGAATAAGTATTTGTATTTTCTTCAAATGTTTCCGAAACTTTTACTTTTTCTTCGTCATCTTTTTTATTTATAAAATCGTGTTGTTTTTGTAAAATATATTGACAATTACGCATAGTACAAGCAAAAGAACAACCACTATGTCCGTCGTCTATAACTTCACATCCTATTTTTTTTATACGTTTATCACTTGAAAACATAAATCCATTATTTTCGTTAAATGTGCGAATATATTTTTCCAAATTATATTTTTTTATAGCTTTTATTGCATTATTTACCATATTTTTATTTTTTGCATCACAATCTTCCATAATATTATCTTGGATATTTTTCATATTTTCGTCATATTCTAAATTTTCGTATATACTGCTCATTTTTTGTTCAGTTTATAAATGAATTTAATAATATACTAAATTTCAATTTATTTTAAAAATTACTAATTAAACATATTCTTTTATAAACAATTAACTATTAATGAAAATAGAACTAACCGATGAAAAAATTATTTTATTTTATCAAAAACACCCAGAAATTAATGTTACAGATGTTAATTTATTTATGATAAATTTTATGGATAATTTCTTTTTAAATAGTGAACAAAGTAAAAATGAAAATATTAGTGAAATAATGTTAAAAAAATTAAGTAAATTAGAGTCATTTTTTACGGAAAATAATGACACAGACAATTATAAAAGTACAATTAATGATATTGTACGAACAAATATTCAACAAGATAGAAATGTAATAAATGATAATATTTCACAAGCATTACAAACCAATTCACAATCAAATATAAATAATCTTGTTCACGAAATAAAGCAACCGATTAGTAATATTGTAAAAGAAAACTTGGTAAATGTAGCAGAAATGACAAATAACATTGTAAGTAATAGTGAAACACGTATGGTTAGTCAAATATCAGCATTACAAACAACAATTGATAGAACAAATATAACGCAAGAACATATGGATAAAACTTTAACAGATTATACTAATAAATTAACTAATTCATCTTTAAAAGGTCAAATAAGTGAAAAAAAATTAATGATAATAATGGAAGAAATGTATGGTCAAGATTGTTTAGAAGAAGTTATAGAAAAAACGGCAAATACAAAAAAATCTGGTGATATTATCTTAAATAGATATGGTAAATCAAAATTGTTAATTGAAAATAAAAATTATGGTTCAAAGAAAATACCTGAAGAAGAAGTAGAAAAATTTATAAGAGATATAGACGAACAAAAATGCAATGGATTAATGTTATCACAAGAAACTGAAATAAGTGGTAAGAAAACATTTCAAATTGATATTCATAAACAACATATATTAATTTATGTTGATAAAGTAAATTATGATAATTTTAAAATTCGTTTAGCTATTGATATTATTGATAAATTACATTCAAAATTATCACCTTACCTTAATCAAGATACTGCTCAAGAAAGTAATTATAAAATCCAAAAAGAAATGCTAGAAAGTATCAATAATGAATTTGAAAAATTTATAAAATCAAAAGAAGAATTTTACACTGAAATACAGGATACGCATAAAAAATTAATTAAACGTTTAAACGAATTAGAATTTCCTTGTTTAGATGGTTATTTAAAGAATATTTTTGCAACTTCACATAAAAATGTAGTTGAATGTGAAATATGTGGAAAGAATTTTTTTGGAAGACAGCCAGCCAAGGCATTAGCAAGGCATCTTCCGGCTTGTAAAAAAAAGCAAGAAAAAATAAATAAAGAAGAAAAGCTGCAAATAATACAAAGTAATCACGAAAATTTATAAAAAAATAATTAAATAAAATTCTTTACTATATTTTTTTTTATTCTGCTATAGTATAATGTCGCAGAGTTCTAATACCGCGAGCGTGAAAGATACGAATACGGAGAAACTTTTCGTTTCTACTAATAGTAATGATGCTACTAAATTTGAGTTACAAGCTTTAAAAGCATTGGTGCGTGATAATATTAGAGATGAAAATGGAAATGTTTTACCTATTGCTGGTGATTTAAGTGGAACAGGAACAGATTTAGAATATGATTTTCATACAGTAAATATGATTAATCAAGATGTATTTTCTTCACAAATACACATAGTTCATACAACATATGAACAAAGAGCAAACGATGTAGATGCCTCATATATTAATGTAAGTTTAGGTTCATTTGATATTTCAAGAATTGAAATTGATGAAACAACAGCTGCCTTTGTTGAAGGTAATTTGATTTTAGATATATGTAATGGTGCTGATGATATTAGTTTATCCAACGCAGGAATTAACAAGCATAATTTAAAATTTACAAGCACTGACCTTAATACTAAATCTTTTACAAAAGCTTTAGTAGCGGCAACTGATAATAGTGATACCAGTTTATTATTTTCTGTTGTTGAAGATCCATCAAATGTAAGCAATATAATTTTAAATAAAGCACCAAGCAATGGAAATGGTGTTATAGATGTTTCAAATTTATTTGATGTAAGTTTAGATAATGTAAATGCAATAGCATTAAGTGCAATGCCTGATGATATTTTGGAAGGTATTTATAATCTAAATGTTACAACTGGTGACCAAACCACTGTAACACAAATTCCAAGTGCTAATGATATGGGTCTGCGTGATTTATCTGGAAATACTATTCCTTCCTCTTATACTGGTGCTAATTTATTAGAGCTTTACTTGCCTGGAGGAGCAGAAGCAACTACTGGTTATGTACTAGATATTTCATTAAGTCAAGGTGGTGATATTACAAGTGCTAATAGTGCTTTTACAATTAGTAATTTTGATAATATGACTAATAATTTAGATTATATGAATGCTATACGTGATTTTGGAAATAATAAAAACACTATAGATAGTTCATCTACAATATTTTTAGCACACACAGATGTAAGTTCACATAACATTTTGATTACAAATAGTGTAACAGATTTATCATTTGGTGGAGTTACTGATGTATCATTTACTAATGGTACTAGTGGAACTTTTAAAGTATCTATAAATAATACACAAGATGAATATTTAGGCGATATTTCACAAGGTGAAGTTAAATTATTTTCACGACCAGAAACAGAACGTCTTTTAGTTACTAATAATGTTGATGTAAGTAATGTTATTACAGGTTCAGTAGTTAGATATATTGGTGATATATCTATTAATAATACAAATGTTGATTTGTGCTTAAATACAACCGAAGAAGTTACTTATACATTAAAACAAAAATTCCCTAACGCTGGTTCATCTTTACTAAATTCACAATGTGTTTCAGGTGGTAACACAGCAAACGCATTGGTAATTAAAGATATTGCAAGCACATTATTTACCAATGATGAGATTGATGTAACATTTGTTGATTCTGAAATTGCAACATTACAAGCAGCAAATAATATTACATTTATTAAGGTAGAAGATGAAAATAAATTTGCAACACGCGTTAATAAAATTTTTGATTTGTGCAATACAGATATTTCTTTTGGTAATCCTGATGTTCAAATATCAGTCACTGGTCAAAATGTTCAATTAGATATTGATGGCACATATAATTATGATCAAGTGCGTTTATTTTTAGAACCTAAAACACTTAATGATCTTTCTAATAATGGAACAGGTCTTGTAGCAGATGCTAGTGCGTCATTAGGTTTCAGCACAACTGATAGTGGTGCTGTATTAAAAACAAAGGTAGACTATTCAAGACCATTAAATGAATTTACATGGAATGTATTTGATGAAGGAACAAGTATAGATATGTCATTTGATGTTGTTCCTAATTATCAAGGTGATATTTCAGCACACGAATTTCAATCTAAAATTCAAACATTATTCAAAAAACAATGGGTAAGTGGTGGAACATTAAAGGAAGACATTGATTATCCTGAAGATTATACATTAACATTAGTAGAAACTTTAACAGATACAAATACTGATTTAGCTGCTCATGGTTCTGGAAGAGTTCATGAACTTGTAAAAGAAACAAGAAATTCCATTAGCGATCCATTTTATCTTGGTGCTTATCATAATTTACAGGCAGATATTAGCAATATTATAATCAAAGATACATTTTATGAATACTATCATAATGATGGAACAAAAGGTCCTGAATCTAAATTGCGTAATTATACTACTAATGCTGCTAAACGTGAAATTACTTATACATCTCAAAATAGAACAATTAGTAAATCAATGTTACATAGTATGAAAGGTCAATTACAAGGTCGTGATAAAGATACTGCTATATTTAATACAACTGAAACTAAACATGATATTGATTTAGCATTTAATGAATCTACAACAATTAATGGTTTTAATAGTGATGCCAGCGCATCATTTGTTGTTAACTTAGATTTAGATCAAGGTGATGTTAGTTTGAATTCTACAGATTATGCTATATTGTTAGATTTTGCTGAAGGAAATGCTAGTTGGAATTTATCAAAGAAAACAGGAACTTTATCTAATATGGTGGATGGATTAAATTCATTACAAGATATTTTTAATGCTACCGGTTTTGTAACTGATAATAGTTTAAGCACATTCCATACTGTTCATGTTGTTGATGATAATACAGGTAAGAATAGTTTAACATTGAAAAATGCTGATAATTCTTTGTGCACAATAGAAGGTGATGCAACATTATTAGCTAATTTTACTGTTGTTGTTGCGAATGGTCCTGTATTCCAAGTATTACGTAATACAATTGACCCTTCTTTTGATATTTCTTTTGATACTTATATGTATAGTGAATCATCAACATTAGATATTGATAATGGTATTCGTTTAACTATTGACCCCGACCAAGTTAATTTTGGTGGCCCTGATATTTCTTTATCTTTACAAAAGGATATTATTGGTGTATCACATTATAATAATAATTCTATTGATGTGAGTGGTGTTGTTTCAACTTCTAAGACATATACTGATTCTTCTGCTCAAGATATTGTATTTAATAATTATCGTGGTATTATTGAAGATCAAACAATACAAATTAGACGTGTTGTTGGTCAATTCCAACTTGATTTCTCTGGTGTTACACAAAATTTAAGTGGTGATTTGCTAGTAGGATCAACAACCGATGCAAGTATGGTTGATTTTAGTGATGTTAGTATGGGTGATCTTGGTTATGACATTACATCTGAAGTGTCACATTTTGGAACATCTAATCCTTTATCAACTAGTCTCTCAACCCCTTTAACATTAACACCTGCCCAATATATACTTTCTGGAACAGAACCAAATAAAGATATTAAATTTCAAAATAGAACATCATTTAGTGATGTTATTTTTGATTATTACGATGCCTCTTCAGGTATAAATAATAGAAGTGATGGTATCTTCAAAGCTTCATTAATTTCTGCTAGTGGTGATACTGATAGATATAAAGTTTTAGCTTCTTCAGGTGGAACATATAGTGTTACAGATCCTGACGGCATCCAGATTGCAACCGCATCTAATGTGTTGAATCTAGAGACTGATTTAAGTAATCAAACATCATTTAATAATGTGAAATATCCTTTTATAACAATTCTTAAATCAACTATTACTAGCGATGTAGATGTTTCATTCTCAATTTCTCGTCCTAAATATAAAGTTCAATATCGTAATTCTACTGGTGTTACTAATTTCCCACATTTAGGAGATGCTAATGATAATACAACAACAGAATTTTTATCTGCTGCCACATCAACTCATACTCTCAGTGATATTTCTGCAACATTAACACTAGATGTAAGTAGAACATTTATTGATTTTGCAACAAATCATTCTACCACAGTATTTTCAACTGATATGTCTGGAAATGGTAATACTATTCGTGCTCAAATAACATATGATGCTTCTATTAATCCTTCAATAAATGATGAATTTTTAGTTATTCCTAATAGTGGAACAGATACTTCATCAGTGGCAGTAACAATAGATAAAATAACTAAATCAGGAAGATTCTATGAATTAGCAATGACACAAACAGCAGATGGATTATATACTACTTATGATGTTTGCAGTAATATTGTTAATTCATCTGCTAATATTCTTATTAAAATACCTTCAGCATATATTAATGAAGGTAGATATCAATCTGTAATTACACCTAATGTTGGTGTAAAAACAAGTTTAATTGGTGCTGAATACGTTTTAGATGGTGATGTTCCTGTTATTAAAGTTCGTAAATATACTTCACCAATTCACGAATCTTTTGAAACATTTAAGATTGACAAGAATCAAGTTCGTGCTGCTGGATTTAGAGCAAATAAAATTGAAGAATCAATCATTCCATTGGCCACTGCCACATTTGGAAGCACCGCTTATAGTTTCCAATCAATATTGAATACAACTGCTAATAATTTATCATCTGTTCCTTCTTATACAACATTGCAAAAAGTAACTATTAGTAATGAAGATATTTGGGACGATTATAATAATAATAAATTAAATTATGTTATGGTTCCATTAACATTTGCCGGTATTGGTAATATTTTTGAAGTAACCAGCGCAAGTAATATTAAACCTGTTAAAACATTAGTATCAAGCACACCCGATATTACACGTATTACAAGTGCTGATGGTGCTCCTGTATTTAGAGTTCGTGCTAATGGAAGAATTGATACAGGAACGGTTCAAACAGCAAATCTTATATCAGTTGATAGTCAAACATCTAATAGTGGTAGCAGTTATAATAAAGAATTTGTTTCTTATAATGTTCTTCTCGGTTAAGTAGACATTTTGAATACAATTTGATATTAAATTAAAATTAATAATTAAAATATTTGATTATTAATTTTTATAAAAATATAAAATATCATTTTTTGTTAAATAATATTATATAATTATATATTATAATTGATGGCAAATCCTATCAGAGTGAAAAGAACACATTTTAACGATTTAGTGAATGATAATGCTAAACTATCTGGAGCTGCTTTTACAGGCAATGTTTCAGTTGCTGGTAATTTAGACGTTACTGGAACTACTACTAATGTTTTAAATTTAGATATTAGTGATAATCTTATTGGTTTAAATAATGGTTTAACCACCTCTAATACAAATGATTCAGGAATCTTAATTGAACGTGGTGATTTATCCAATGCTTTCATGGGTTGGGATGAATCAGAAGATAAATTTACACTAGCTACAACAAACGCAACAGCTCTTTCAACAGGTAATCTTACTTTAACAACTGGAACTTTGGTTGCTAATTTGGAGGGTAATGTTACTGGTGCTCTAACAGGAAATGCTGCTACTGCTACAACTGCTACAACTGCTGCTGCTTGCTCAGGAAATGCTGCTACTGCTACTACTGCTACAACTGCTGATGCTTGCTCAGGAAATGCTGCTACTGCTACTACTGCTACAACTGCTGCTGCTTGCTCAGGAAATGCTGCTACTGCTACTAAATTAGCTTCTGCTGTAAATATTGGTGGTGTATCTTTTGATGGTTCTGCTGATATTAATTTATTAGGTGTTAACGTTGCAGGAACACAAGATACAACAG